CTGGCGTTCGACGCCACGCCCCGCATCGCCAAGGCCGCGATCGACACGCTGACCAGCGTGCCGGGCCGCCTCGCTGACCGCTTCCTCCCCAAGAAGGACTGATCCATGCAGCTGTCGCCCAATTTCAGCCTGGCCGAATTCACCGCGTCCGCGACCGCGAAGGCGCAGGGAATCGCCAACGTCCCCGGCCCCCGCCAGATCGCGGCAATGCAGCTGCTGTGCGTCAATGTGCTCGAGCCGCTACGCGCCCATTTCCGCAAGCCTGTCCGCATCACGTCGGGCTTCCGCTCGCTCGCGCTCAACAAAGCGGTGGGATCTTCATCGACTAGCCAGCACCCGCAGGGCGAGGCTGGAGATCTGGAAATCCCCGGTATCGACAATGTCACCGTGGCTACCTTCATCCGCGACGAACTGCCATTTGATCAGATGATCCTCGAAAATTATGTGCGCGGGCAGCCGAACAGTGGCTGGGTCCATGTCAGTTATCGTGACGGTCGCCTGCGCCATGAGGTGCTGACCTATTCGCGCCGGGCCTATTTCAAAGGGCTGCTGGCATGATCGGGAAATCGCACCTCGCAATGGCCGCCGCGCTGGCCGCCTGCACCGCAGGAATCGGCGGCTTCTTCTACGGCAACAGCGTCGGCCACGCACAGGAGCAGGCCGCACAGAAGCGCGCCGACGATGCTCGGGAAGCCGAGCGCAAGAAGCTGCAGGGCCAGATCGACGCCATGAACGAGGCCGCGCAGACCAAGGAATATGCCCGGCAGGGCAACGTCAGGGAAATCTACAATGAAACGCAGAAGATCATCGAAAAGCCGGTCTATCGCAATCTGTGCGTCGATGCTGATGGCGTCGGCCTGCTCGACCGCGCCGCAGCAACGGCCAATAGCGAAGATCTCTGGGGCATTGCTGGCGACACCCGCCCCATTGCCGAAGGTCCAGAGGACTGACACGGGCGAGATGACCGGCGCACAATGCCTCGGCAGCTTGACCAGCATCTATGACGTCGCCGGGCAGATCCGCGCCACCCTGATCGACCTGCAGGCTCAGGCCCGCGTGGCAAACGCACAGGCAGACTGACGATGCGCAAGGCCGACAGCCTGCGGAAATGGCTCACCGCCTTCCTGCCCGACCTGAAGACCCACCCCGACCGCCTCCAAATCTGGGTGGATGGCGGCCAGATCAACACGCGGCAGTCCCGCACGCTGTCGTTCGCCTATGCCTATACGCTCAAGGTCGGCATCTGGGATTTTGCGGGCGATGACATCACGATCATGGTGGCGATGCTGGCATGGATCGAAAAGGAACAGCCCCAGCTGCTGCGCCGTGCCGATGCCCAGCCCTTTTCCTTCGAAGCCGAACTGCTGGACAGCGAAGCGTCCGACATACTGATCTCGATCGACCTCACTGAAAATGTCCTTGTCATCCCCCGCGCCGATGGCAGCGGCTATGACATCGACCTCCCACCCGAACCGAATTTCGCTGATGCCTTCGACGGCGTGACGGCATCATTCCTGCAAGGTTTCGGCAATACCGAACTGCTGATCGAGACGGAAAATCCCGACGCCGTACTGACCCCGGCAATCCCGCCCGAAGCATGAGCGACGATCTCGCCGAAATCGAGCGCATCGCAGGATCGCTGCTCCGCGCCCTGTCGTCGGGCGAGCGCCGCGCCCTGATGCGCCGCATGGCCCGCACCTTGGGCCGGAGTCAGCGCGACCGCATCGCCGCCCAGCGCCAGCCTGACGGCTCGAAATTCGAAGCGCGCAAGGCAAAGGCTCCCCCCGTTACAGGCCGGGGCGCAGCCTGCTTCCTCTACCCGACCGGCGGCGGCGGCGAACCGCGCAAGGTCATCATGAAAAGTTTCGCGTGGACCACGGGCCGCATGATGACCGGCTTCGACATAGAGGCAGGGGGCATCCGCTCATTCGAGTTCGACAAGGTGGTCAAATGGCTCCCCGTCCCGGAGGCGCATCGCAACGCGGGCGGCAGCAGCCTGCGCCGCCGGGGCGGCCTCAAGCGCAAAGCCATGTTCCGGCGGCTCGCCACGGGCCGGTTCCTGCGTACCGGCGCCGACGATCAGGGCTTCTGGGTCGGCTTTTCCGGCAAGGTGTCGCAGATCGCCGACGTCCATCAACATGGCCTGCGCGACAAGCCATCCTTGCGGGCGCAGGCCGTGCCCTATCCGAAGCGCGAACTGCTGGGCGCGACGGCGGCAGACCGGGAATCGCTGCTTGACCTGCTCTACACGCATATACTCGAAGTCTGATCGGACCGGGCCAAGGGCGCCAGTTTCAGTCGTCGCGCTTTGAGAGTAATAATCCCGAAAGCTGACATTCGTCTCGTCGCTGATGTCATTGAATGAGATATAGTTGGGGAGTAGCAGTCGGTTGGCAGATTCTGCTACCAATGCATAAAGTAATCTAACCCATATCACACGTAAGGCGCCGCCTTTAATCGATCATCAATCCTAAATGCCATTTCATACATTACATCATACACTGCCGCCTCAAACCCTCGATAATATGAAAGTTCCGAAACAATATCTGGTTTTCCATGCGCTATATCATTGCGTCTTTTTACAAGAGTTGAAATCTTTAACCGGTGGTCGTCTAGGGCGTCGAGCTTGATGTCTGCATCTTTCAGCAGATCTTCTAAAACGTTTGGCCAAAGATTTGACTTCGTATCGACTTCAGGAAAATCTGGCGCTGGATGGTAAAATAATGCCGCGAAGTTTTCTAGCTCGCCTAAAAGTGGCTCTGATGACAAAGTCCGCAATCGCTTTATCTTCTTTTCGAGAGCAAGGAGGCGCGTTTTGACCGGAAGCACCCCACAGTTCGTGACCGCCCTTTTCGCGTAGTCATAGAAAATCTCGAGCGACATTTTAGAGAACCCCTCGTAATGCGCATAAAGGAGCGCCCAAGAGGCCCTCAATAAAACTCCTTTTTGATGATCGCTAACGTCACTTCGTGACATAAGTAGTTTGAGAGAACCGAGCTCCGCCTCCCGCCAGCTCAGATCATCCGTGATCACATCAAGCGGCGATCTCATCGCAGAGATGCTCCTGAACAACTTCAATCCTCTGGTGTAACTTCGGGATAGTGTTTGCACCTGGTCCGGTAGCGCTCTTGAATCCGTCACTTTCAAATGCGGCTTTTAGGCGCGAGAGCATAATTCCCGCATCGATATTTGCTAATTCATCGTAACGTTCGACGAACGCTACACATACAGCTTCATAGTAAGCGGGTGCTAAACGACCAGTTGCTTCACCATGAGAATTGAAACGAGTAAACGCTTGATTTCCCAATTTTTTGAAAATGGCCTCAAAAGTTTTCTCGAAAAGGGCTGTCATGGAATCGCTATCAAATTCAGAGGTGTTAAATAGGACACTCTCCATATAGCCGTCCAGCCATTCCTCAATATTGCCTTTGAACGAATCTCTGGAATTTATTAGGGCGAAAAATCGAAGAACTAATTCCTCATTTGCCCGCTGTTCCACCATGCTATCAGGTAGGCGTGCTATTGCTGCGGAAAAATTATCTGACTGCGCGAGGCGCTGAAGAGTTTCATAAAATTCAGCGCCGCCATTGATCATCCGAGACGAGCAGTTTCGGATTTCTTGTGCAGACAGAAGGGATCCGCCTGTATTGAGACGCTTGAAAAGCTCGTACTTAACGAACGCGTCGCCCGACTTGTTGATGATCGTCGCTCTGATTGGTGTTCTCTTGATTTTCAGGCGAGTAACAGTATCAATAGTATCTAACGATTTACCGTTTAGGTTTGTTATGAAGTCGCAGCCTTGAAGAATAAGTTCAGGCTGTTCAATTGCATTGTGATCCAAAAACTGTAGTACAGAGCTTGTTCTCTGAAGACCGTCAATTAATTCCAAAACTCCGTTATCGTTCTCGATAAGAAAAATTGGAGGGATCGGAAGGCCCATTACGATTGACTCGATTAACCGAGAGCGCTGTTCATTAGACCAGCGGAACAACCTTTGGTACTCTGGGCGGATAACAATCTCTTTATCTCGGTGCAGATTCAGAAGCTCGCCAAATGAAAAATCCACCGCTGTTGTGCGAATTTCACGGTCTTGCCCGTTTGGTTTGCTGTCGTTCAAGATTTCGCTACCTTCTAAAGTTCAGGTTGACGCTACATAGGTCTGCCAGAATCGGCAACGCCACTCTTGCGATCCTAGCGCAGTCCGAATGGCAGCTTACACACGCCCTTCCCTCAAAACCGGACTTTCGGCTTTCGGCCAATTGCGCACGATGGCTGCTTAGCCAAAGTTCACTTTCGGCATGACCCTGATTAGGTGATAGGCAGCTGTTGGTCGTCCAAATTGTATGCTTTCCAGCCCGTAGCCGTGCTGCTGCTTTCAAAACCAAACTCCTCCATTTGGATAGCCGCCTGTCGAAATGCAGGGGGCTGGAACCGCCGCGCCCCCCGT